GGTACTGATTGTGTTGATGGTTTGAACCTTATCATTACTGGTTCTACTGCAGGTGTTGTATCAGCAGGTACTGACGCTCCAACAAGTGGTAACATTGGTGATAACATCGACTTGATGTTGGCAGCTTTGTCTGATGACGTACAAGATAGAGAAGACTTGACAGTATTTATGTCAATCGCTAACTTCCGTAAGTACATCGTATGGTTACGTGAGCAGAATAACTTCTTCTTCGACCCAGCAGCAGTAGAGAATCGTGGTTCATTGATGGAAATGATGCACCCATTCGCTAACGTAAAAGTTGTAGGTGTTAGTGGTTTGAATGGTTCTAATAGAATCGTTATGGGACCTGCTAAGCATATCGTTGTAGGTACTGATTTGTTATCTGACTTCTCAGAAATGCAACTTTGGTATGATATCAATGGTGACCAATTGAAGCACCGTGTAGTTTCTAAGTTAGGTGTAAACGTTGCTTACCCAGAATTTTGGGTTTCAAACGATAACGCATAACATTTGTTGAATAAAAAGAAAAGGATAAGATTATGAGTTGTGATATTACTTCAGGATTTACGCTAGGTTGTCGTGACAACACTGGTGGTCTAAAAAACATCTACATCTTGTCTGGCTCAGTTGATTCGACAAGTGGCGCTACTGGTTTGTTATCAGAGCTAAGTGGTTCAGGAACATTCTACAAGTTTGAGTTAACTCGTCAGACCGGTGACTTCACCGAGGCGATAACTGCAAACGTTGAGAATGGAACTATTTTCTATGAGCAAACAGTAAACGCACCGTTCCACAAACTTCAGTCTGCTACGAGAAATCAAGTAAGAGTATTGGCTAAGAATCCAGATATCAAAATGATTGTTGAAACCAACAATGGTTCTGAAGATGGTGTTGGTACATTATTCTACTTAGGTCAAACTCGTGGTTTGTCACTTACGGGTGGACAAGGAGCAAGTGGTACTGCCTTTGGCGACTTGAACGGCTACACTTTGACCTTCACAGGTCAAGAGCCAGAACCAGCAAGTGAACTTTCGGGTTCTAATCTTGCCGGTGTCCTTGCTGGTATCAGCGTAGGATAAGATTTATATTATGTATTAGGGGAGGGACTTCGTGTCCCTCTCTTATTACTTATCAAGGAGAATAAATGATAAAACTTTCAGTAAGTTCATCAAATCAGTTTGTAATACAACCATCAGGATCTATTTCCGATGGTTCTTCTTATTTATATAAGTTTACTGATGTTTTTTCTCAAGATGAGTTCGTAGGTCAAGCTACGGGTTCTAAATCTGGACAATGGGTTCAGTTATTTGTAGATGTAAGTAGTTCATACATCGTAGGTACAAATAAATCAACACTACCATTAGATGGTGGAACATATGAACTAAACGTATACGATACACAACTGATTGCTCCTCAATGGGATACTGAGGATGTAGATTGGGATGTATTGAATCTTGATTGGGACGAAGCAGTCTCAGTTTTATCTATTTATGGGTCAGAACCTCGTAAATGGAAACAAATGGGTAACACTTGGTCAAGTGTGCCAGGTATCCCAACAACATCAGGCAACTCTATTATGACTACAAGGGCGTGGGTTTCGGAGAGTATAGATGATACGAAGTATTCGTCTACTAATGAAAACGCAGCTTATGTGGTATATGAAGGATAATGAATATGGACAATAAGAAAAAGCACAAGTTTAGTATCATACCTAAGTATGGTGAATACATCTACCCAAGTGGACCAGAGTTTGAGAACGACAAAGGTGACATAGTATACTACGGAACTGACAACAAGTTCCCACAACTGATTATTGACTTATATCATAAATCTTCAGTACACTCAACAGCAGTCAACTCAAAACACCAAGCAGTCATTGGTCAAGGTCTTACAGGTATTGACGAAGACATTTTAGAGTTTGCTAACAAAGAAGGTGAATCGTGGAATGATATCTTTGCTAAAGTAGCATTGGATAGAGTTCTATATGGTGGTTTTGCTTTAGAAGTAATCTGGTCAAATGATAGAACTAAGATTGCTGAAGTATACCACATTGATTTCTCTTATGTAAGAGCCAAGAAAATGAACGAGAGAGGTCACGTTCCTGGCTATTATATATGGAAAGACTTTGGTAAGATGAAAGGATTTATTCCTAACAAATCAGATATACCATATCTACCTAAGTTCAATCGTGTAGATAGAACATCACCTTCACAACTTATTTACTTCAAACCTTACACATCAGGTTTGGATTACTACCCATTACCAGATTATATGGGTTCACTAAAGACTATTGAGTTGGATACTGAAGTGGATAACTTCCATACTAACAACCTCAAGAATGGTCTAGCTCCTTCACTTGCTATCACAACCTTCACGGATGCTGATGTAGAGGAAAGAGAAGAAATCGAAAGAGCATTACGTTCAGCATATAGTGGTACGGATAATGCAGGTTCTCTAATGTACATGGATGTGGCAAATAGAGACCAAATGCCAGAAATCGTACCAATCCCTCAGAATGGTGCTGATGGTTATTACACAACAGTAAATGATATGGTGACTCAAAAGATTTTGACTGGTCACCGAATCACTTCACCTATGTTGGTGGGTATCAAGACTGCTGGTCAGTTAGGTGGTAGAGATGAACTCTTAGACGCTTACTCACACTACTTGACTACTGTTATCTATCCAATGCAATCAGACATTCTAAAGACCTTTGAGAGTATTTTCAAAGTAAATGGTGTTGAGACTACATTGGGTGTAGAACAAACAAGATTGTTCGAAGATGGTGAAGAGATTGATGTAGTAACATCAGTTGAAGCAGATGCAGGTGAAGACGTAATATTAGAAACTAAAGCAGAGGGGATTGTATAATGACAGATACACTATTCATATCAGAAAACAAACTCAAGAACTTCTCGGACTTGAATAATGCCTTAGACCCCGACTTGCTAAAGAACGCAGTAAGGGAAGCACAAGACATTCATATTCAGAGAATGTTGGGTTATGAACTTTACGAAAGTTTGATTACTAAGGTAAAGAACTCACAAGTAACTGGTGATTACCTAACACTTATGGGATTCGTTCAAGATTCTCTATTGTATTGGTCTTACTACGAAGCTCTTGAGGCAATATACCTAAGACCAAGAAACAACGGACTACTCGTACCACAAGGTGGTGTAGAAGCAACTGCTGCTGATGTATCTCTATACGATAAGAAGAGAACTTCAGTAGAGAATAAAGCAGAATGGTATAGTGAAAGATTAGTGAACTGGTTGGTTGATAACTCAACTAAGTTCCCTGAGTTTGGTACTGAGACTGGAAGTGAAATATTCCCCGACCAAACATCTCAGTTCAAGACACCATTCGTAATGAGAAGAGATAAATACGCAGACGAGGCACAAAAGATGGGTCTGAAGGTTACGGATAGTAGATACAAATACTTACCACAATAATAAGGATTAGATTATGGGATTTGACCTAACAAACGAAAGAATACAAGATACCTACGAACAACTATTGCAGATTAGTGGGTCTACTATTGTAGATGGAACGGGTAGTGTTGCTCCCGTACTTATCACATCAGCATCTCATGCCGAGTTTGCTATTACTGCATCATACGCAGAGAATGCTGGTGATATAGATACATCATCACTTACACCACTATCAACATTCAACGCATATACAAGTTCTAACGACTCTACATTCAATACTTACACTTCATCTAACGATGCAGAGATTGTAAGTATCAACGACCAAATCGCTGCTATTGAAGCAGGTTCTGGTTCTGCTGATTGGCCTTTGATTACAAACAAACCAAATGGTTTAGTTAGTGGTTCATCACAAAGTGTTGCTAATGTTAGTGGTCAAAGTCTCAATGGTGAGACAATAGCACCTCTTGTTGTAAGTGCTTCAGCTCTACAAGGATATGGATTTGGGACATTAAAAGGATTTCCTATTGTATATGATGTAGCTGTTATCACTGGTAGTATAGGTAGAATAGGAACTCAAGGTGGATATATCCAATGGCGTTCAACTAATACAAATGGTTTCTACTTACAAGCACCAAACGATTCTAGTCTTTTAGCAGTAACGGATGATAGTGTATTTGTTCAGAATGCAGCATTCACTGCATCTAATGCACTATTTAGTGGTGATATTGTGGTAAATGGAACGGCATCTATCTCAGTCTTACAATCCATAACTGGTTCTGCTAAGATTATTGGTGACGCATTCATTCAGTTGAATACCGATACACCTTCTCAAAGATACGCAGGTGTACAAGTTGTAGATAGTGGTTCTACTGCTGATACGGCATCATTTATTTGGGATAGTGAAACTAATGATTGGTTCTACGAATACGAAGGTGATGATACCGACCATGGTATATTCCTTATTGGACCTGAGTATGGAACTAAAGGTTCACCAACATATAATGCAAGTAACAAACTTGTAAAAGGTACAGGTGGTCACCACATCGTTGACTCAAACATTACTGATGATGGAACTTCAGTAACTGTATCAACATCACTTACCGCATCTGCGTTTAGTGGTGATGGTAGTGCATTGACTAACATTCCATCTAACTTAGGAAATGGAGCTGGTAGTAATAGTATTATCACTCAAAATATTACATCTAACGATGGTGTATCACAGGCCATCTTTGGTATTGCGATTGGTGATAGTGCACAAGTCATAAACGCATCTTCGGCAGACTCCATTGCAATCGGTAGAGACTCGGCTGTGAATAATGCTCCCGACTCAGTAGCTATTGGTTACGCACCCCATGCTTATAATACAAATACTATTGCTATTGGTAAAGGGCCGGAAGCTTCTGGTCAAGACTCGATAGCACTTGGTTCGGGTCCATCAGCAGGTGGTCAAGACTCTATTGTAATCGGTAGGGATTCTGCAGCTGACTTCAATGGTGCTGTTGTATTAGGTGCTAACGCATTTGCACAAGCAGTACAAGCAATCGCTATTGGTAAAGACTCCTCAGCTGATGGTGATGAGTCAATCGCAATAGGTAAAGGGGCAAGTGCAAGTGGTACTAACTCTATTACATTTGGTGATGGTCCATCGGCAGGTGGAACTGACTCTATCGTTATAGGTAGAGATGGTGCTGCTGACTTTACTGAAGCAATCGCAATAGGTAGAGGAACTACCGCACAAGCAAACAATACTATTGGTATTGGTGCTGGATTAGGACTTACCTCAGCTAATGAAATCAACATTGGTGATACGTTCAAATACGATGGTTCATCTGATATAACCTTAGATGGTAACGTAGAGGCTACTGGTCAGATATACTCACCTACATTCGCAGGAACAATCGCATCATCAACATCATCTATTGACTTTGATAATGGTAACTTTGCTACATTGAACGCATCAAGTGCTACCTTCTTGGCTAATCCAACGAACTTACAAAGTGGAACAACCTACACAATCATCATTACTAATGGTGCTAATATTAGTGGGTATGGAACATCTTGGTTGTTCGCAGGTGGTACTGAACCAACACTATCAGCAAATACTGATATCCTCACTTGTGTAAGTGATGGAACTAATCTATACGCAACTGCACTTGCAGATTTCTCATAAAATAACGAGGTAAGGAAAAGATATGGCAAACTATAATCTAACAGGACAAAAAATCAAAAACACCTATGGGCAAGTTGTTCAGGTGAATGATGACAACAAGTTGGTTGATGGTCTTG